AACTCTCTAACGTATTGTTGTTGTATCCAATCTTTTGATGCTCCTACATTCATTTTAGTTAGTTTTTCTTTGATTATAAAACGCCAACAATACTTGGTATGTTAGCGTTATATCATTTCCCCATTGTACTTTCATGACTTATACAATTTCACATGCTCCACCGGCACACGCAGCTTCTCCTCGTAGGTCAGTGTTATCTTGTAACTCAATAACTTTTGTAAGATCAACATCTGTTAATGATTTAACTAATCTTTCAAAGTCTTCTTTTGTACAATCTTCAAAAGGTGCTTGTGTGTAAGTTCCTCCGTTGTATGGTAATACTGAAAGTCCGTTATAAAAGTCTCTATTATTCCACATCCAATCACCAACTAATTCCCACTCATCTTCTTTAATTGAAACTGTTGCCGATACGTTGTGAGTATTTTGTCCGTTTCTATGACCAGGTTTAATCCATTCTTGAGATACTTTTTTAACTCTTTCTAACATCTGAAATACTGACTCATGTCTAACAATTGAACCTTCAGGTGCTCTTTGTGGAATAGTAATTACCGCAGTATCGTGTGGTCTAAAGTATTCATCTTCAATCAACTCAGGGTGATTAATTGCAAGGTATGAATAAATTGATTCGTTTTTTCCAACACGGATTCTTCTTAGGTAATAATCATTATGCCAAGCGTGAATACCTGATGATGTACCTAACACTAAAGATGATGTTCCTGATGGTTTAACCGTTGTTGTTCTTGCAGATTTGTTAATTCCTATAAGTGTTGCAACTCTTTCGTTTTCTTCTTTAACCGATTTAGATGCCTTTTTCATATCATAACCCAATACAACGCCTGAACCAATACCTGTCATACCAACACCAATAAGAGCATCTTTTTCAGTTGTTCTTTTCCAAATGTCTCTTAGGTAATGAAAGTCTGTGTATCCCGCCTGTAATGTACCAATAAATGCCGCTGCTCTAACTCTTTTTTCAAAATCTTCTTGTGATTCGATATCTGAAGCATTTACCTCACATAAGTTACAGAATTGGAATGGTCTTAGTGCGATTTCACAACATGGATTAGTTCCCCAATCTTTATCATTTGATAAGTAGATTCCAGGTTCACCTGCTCCTGATAACTCAATACGTTTCCAAAGACCCATAAAGAATTCTTTTGTTATTTTGTGACGAAGAAGTACTGCCGAGTTATTTGCTCTACCTCTTTGCGCATTTTGTTCCCACCAACTTCCTGACTTACAAGATATCATTTCTTCATCATCCGCTGAGAATAATGAGATAAGTGCTGCTCTTCTTATACCACCAGCCAATACCGCATCTGCAATATGACAAACAATGTCGTGAGTTTCAATTGGTGATAATCTTTCCCCATCTTTTTTGTTATCCAACACTTTTGTTATGTGGTGGATACAATCTTTTAGTGGTTGAGGTCCTGGAGCCTTTCCACCTGATGTTACAAGGTTCGCCCCTTTTTGTCTAATATCTGAAAAATCAAATACAGGTGTTGACGATTTGTAACCTAAATACGATTCCATCAATACTTTAATGGCGTCTGCCCATCCTTCAATAGAGTCACCAATTAAGTAACGTCTTGTTCTTTCAGGGTTTGGTTTTTTTATTTCTGGTAGTTTTTCAACATGGTGTTTTTGAACTGAGTATCCAACTCCTGTTCCACCTAAAAGTAAAAACATTGTTTCAGAAAATGCATCCACATGGTCAATTGGCATATATGCACAATTGTAGACTCTGTTTGGTGAAATCTCAATTGGTTTGCCACCGAATTGTAATGATCTCATTGATGGTAATACTTTCTTGTTGTATACCATTTTATATACCTCCTCTATCTCATCTTTGATGTGAGGGTACTTACGTTGGTGCATCTCTTTGTTACGTGTTACCAACTCTTCCCAAGTCTCTCTCCTGTTCAATTCAGGTTGAAACTTAGCGTATTTCATAAAGACAGTAATGTCACTTAATATTTTTTGCGAAATATCCATTTTATTCAAATTTAATAATTTATTTTAAGATTCTTGTTGTTCTTTTTGTTTTTTTCTTTCTAACAACTCCTTAATTCTGTTCCTATTCTTTTCTTCTTTTTGTTCCTCGTGGCCAAGGAATGTTACACTTTGTTCTGTATCTATCTCTAACATACCATTGTCAAACTTACAGTTCTCAAATATAATCCCATCTTTACCGATCCTTGATTTTGTGATTGCGATTGTTGCCAAGTTCATTTCTTTTTGTTGTAATGATTTTGCGACCGTGATAATAACGTGTCCAACTTGTGCCTTTTTAATAGAACCACCCATTTGATCTGTTGTTACAACCTCTGATGATATTGAATTTCTGTTACCTTGTGTTGCGGTCCATCCTGCAATATCCAACTCGTGACACATTGCCTCAAATCCTCGCATTACCGATCCTTCACTTTTCCATTCATCACCTAACATTTTGTCAGGAACCACACAATCAATATAATCTAAAATAATCATATCAATCTTTATCCCTTCGGCAATCATTTTTCTAACCTGATTTTTAATCTGATTCATAGTTACGGTATCAGATGCCAATTTTTTCATAATCAACTTATTTTTTCTTGTTGACTGAATTTCTTTGACTCTTTCAGTAACTTCTTTTCTATTTTCAGAAAGATCGTCGGGATGTATCCCTGTCCAAAGTGTAAAGTGTTTTCTTTGGATAATTTTTGGGTTGTCTTCAAAGAATATCTGAAGAACATTATACCCTAAGTTAAATGCGTGGTTAGCAATCTTTGTTGTGAACGTGGATTTACCAACACCGGTTGGTGCCAAAATAACACCAATTTCACCTTTAGCAAGACCACCTTTTAATAGGTTGTCAATACCATGTACTCCAATCGGAATTGGGTGTCTGTAGTCGTCATCCAATACCTCATCAATATTAAAAAAGACATCTGTAGTACCCTTATCAACTTCACCAACTTGAAGTGCTCCCCTTACCATTTCTTCTAACTTATCGTAACTCTCAAAATCACCTTTGTCTATGATTGATTGAGCCTTGGTCATTACTTTTTGGAGTTCTTGTTGTTTACAGAATTTAAGGGACTTTTCTTGAACAAAGATTGAACCTTCGTCTGAGACGTTCTTAACCTGATCTAATGTGTCTAAAACGCTCTTTTGAGCCATCGGTGAACTAATTTCTGACTTAGTCAATTGTTCAAGGGTATCAAATGTCGGTGTATGCTCATATTTTGAATAATATTCTTTGATCATTTGACAAATAATCTTGAAATATTGGTTATCAAAATAATGAGGATCAATAACTTCAATTATGGAATTAGAGAAATCTTTGTAAGTAATTATGTTATTTAGTAATTGAATTTGAAAAGTATTTCCTAAGTATCCGAAGTTCTTTTTGTCTGACATATTGTATAGATTTTTGTTCCTTGTTTTAATAAATATAGTTAAGCGAACGAATAATTAAGGTACTGATAAGATAAATTTTTCTCTGATAAAATGTCAGTTAACTCTCTTAAAATGTTTTTTATGTCTGGGCGTATATCCAGTGTATATCTTACCTTTGGTGGGTATACTTTTGCATCAATAACTCTATGACAAATTGTCTTGTTTCCAACCTTTAATATTATGTTAAATACTTCAGGTCCATCTGTGTTTGATGTTTCTAAAATGTTTGGGTCTTCTTCTATTTGGTATCTGTTGTCTAACATATAAACCATACACTTGTTTCTCAATTTTGTTTGTAATGTTTCAGACAAATACTTAATGTAGTCATACAAATCGACTGAATTTTCAGACTTTTCGTTATAACCTTTTACATTAAAGAATCTTTGAACCACAAAATTGTCGTTAAGTGTAATTAGAAACTCAACCTTTGTTACATCATACTGTTCTTTCATAATTTTACTTTTTTGTTTTAAACTTTGTTTTTTCTTTTCTTGTTAACTTTAAAAATGGTTTTAAAAAATATACCCACTGATCGTCACCTTTCGGTAGGTATTTAAATAATCCGTCGTCCATCATCATCCGAATTAGATTCTTATAACCTCTTCCGTCAGGATCCAATGACTCAGAGTAATAAGTATGTACTAATTCTTTTCCTTCTTCACTAATTAGTGGTTCAGATAAATCTACAATCTTTTTATTGATTTCAAAAAACTCGTCACCAAAAATACCTTCTTTTGTTTTACCCGTCAGTAAATTTTTAAGAGCGGTATTATCTTTTTGTTCTTTAAGGAGTTCTTCACCTCTCGTTAAAATATCGGTAAAAGAAACTTCTTTTTCAAGTATCTCAGGAAATAATTTAACAATCGTCTTCTCACCTAAGTAATAGATTCCATCTATATTATCTGATTTGTCACCAGATATTATCTTGAATGTTTTTACATTGTAGTGTGGTATTTCTATTTCGTATAGTTTGATCTTATCTCCGTTCTTATAATACTTTTTGGTATTAGGTGAATAGATTGTAACATCTTCAGAGATAAGTTGTGTTAGGTCTCTATCTCCACTGAAAATTGTTTTATCTTCGTCTTTTGAAATTTTGCAATAATATGCAATGAGATCATCGGCTTCAGAGTATTCAAATTCAACTTGTCTAACAAACATTTCTTCCAAGTATTCTTTTACTCTTTGTTTTTGTTTGTTAAAGGATTGTTCTTTAAAATCTTCTGTAACACCTTTTCGGTTAAGTTTGTATTTTGGGTAGATTAACCTTCTTTGTGAAGTACTTGTTTCTCCGTCCCAAAATACAACAACCTTGTTGAAGTTTTCGTCTTCTATAAACCTACGTAATGTGTTAAGGAAATGCCAAATACCTCCTACGTGATCTGTACCGTTAAAGTAATCTTTAACACCGTGAAAACCAATTTTTAATAAATTATTCCCGTCTACTAATAGGGTTTTTGTCATTTCTGTATTATTACAGGGTTCTTACTCAACTTCTTCTTTTTCTGCCTTTAAATCAAAGTCACCATCAACACCGATTATTTCTTTCCAATACTCGGCATAATCTTTTTTGTATTGTTCAATGGACGCCTTTTCTTCGGATGCTTCTTTACCAGGTAAAAACCCATGTGGTGTTACAATAATTTTACCGTCTTCAAATCCAAGTCCATTGATGTGGTTTTTCATTACGGAAACTTTTGTTCTTGATGCAAACTTTACTGTACGTTTGTCTTTAGTTGCCGTAATCTTTGTTGTTCCCGCACCTTTTTGATTTCCAAATAAAAATACCAAAGATGAATTTAACCAAATCGCTTCACCACCTTTTGCCTTAATTTTTGGTTGTCCAAATGGATTGTCAGGTAATTCCACCCAAGGTTGATTAACAATAATCAAAGTGTTTTCGTATTTAGAATCCGCTTTACGAGAACCTGATATGCGTTGGTTGATTCCCATTCCAATCTTGTCGGCTAAAACACTTGCATTGTGTTGTTTACCACCCTTACCTTCATAAGTCATCTTACAAGGAACTGAACCAACTGAATCCCACATAATACATAATGAATAATCTAAATCTCCTTTTTCTTGTGCATCTAACAAATCATTAATGTAGTCTGTAATTTGTTCAATATAATCAAAGTTGTTATTGAATATATAAAACCCGTCCCACTCTAATTCTCCTGTTTCAGTATCAACAACTTCTTCACATTCAAAACCCATAAGTTTTGCGTGTTCAAAAGACCACTTCTGTTCTGTAATAATAAAAACAGGAAGTACTCCCTTCTTTTGGGCATCAACTGCGGTTTTAACTAAGGCGGTTGTTTTGCCTGTATCACTATGTCCTAAAAACATATTAATGTGTCCCATCGCAGGTCCCGGTAATCCAACAGCATCTAAGAATGGTTCACCTAAATCAAAAAACCTTTGTGGTTTATATTTTGCTGATGTAGAAAACTTTTTCTTTAATGAACTAAAGTCGTTCTTTTTAATTGCCATCTTCTTCTCCTTTTTGTTTGTTTAAAATTTTTAACATGTCTTCAGTGATTTCAAATTTCTCATCTCTTTTAACATTATACTTGTAAATTGTTTCCAACATTTCAAGTTTATCTTTTGCGTTTGTCATCTTTTCAACAAACTTATCCATTTCTTCTAAATGTTGTGGGTGTTCTCCAATACCAACAGGGTTATTGAAATAAATTAAAAGTGTTGCTTCTGCTTCAGCCATTTCTGACCTATATTTCAAGGTCAGGGCTTCATACATTTTTTGTGATATCTTATTCATTACTTAAATATTAAAATGGTAATTCTTCTGATGGTTCATCATCTGCTTGTGGGTCAACAATTGGTGTTTCTTCTTTTTGTACTCCACCTAAAGAAATTTCTGCCTCATCTCCGTAAACGTATTTTTTAAGTTCTGAACTCCACATTGGCGTCTCTCCTACCGCTACGGCTTCTAAATACTCAACAGGTTTTTTAGAATAAACATCTTTCCAAGTTAACTCATCTTGTAACCAACCTTCCATAATTTCTTTATCTGTGTGTACAGGTGCTGGGTCATCATACATAATTGTTTGAACAACCGTATATTCTTTTCCTTGTGGTGTCTTAGCCTTTGTTAATTCAATAATAAGGTCTCTTCCTTTTTCTGAATCAGTAACATCACCTTTTGCTTTCCAAATAGGAAGTATTTTATCTAAAACCCCTTCTTGTTTGTAGTTGTGTTTAAATCTCCAAAATTTAACACCATCTTGTTCGTTATCTCTATCAATAACTTTTACAATGTAAAATAAACGTGAACGGTACTGTGATGCCAATTCTTTATCTTCTTTTTTACCTGTAGAAATTAATTCGTTATAAACTTCAGTAAGTGGAGATCTTTCGTTGTCATTTTTTTCAGGGTCATACAACTTAACCCACTGCCCATTTACTTGAATCTCGTGATACCAAACTTCAACAAATGGTGAAGAACCGTCCTTTGTAGGTAATACTCTGATTCTTTTTTGTGCTGATTTTTCATTTTTTTGAAGAATTGCTGAAAAATATCTTTTCATTCTGTCTTCTTGTGAGATGTTTTGTCTCGGTGAACTACTTGGTGTTGAGTTCTTTTCGTACTGTGCAAGTACTGCGTCAATTGAATTTGCCATAGATTTTTGTTTTTAATTTATACTCTTTTATCTATAACAATTATAAGTGAATTTAGTAGAATGTCAAATAAAAAAGGGACCTTTTGAGGTCCCTTATATTTTATAAAAATCTACGTCTTCTTCTATAGTTTTCTTTCAAATTTTCTTCATCATCTTCAGAATCATATATATTAAAAGTTTTTTTAATTTCTCCCGGTGAAAACCTTTCTACTTCATCAGATGTTAAAACATATTCGTTTTTACCTGATTTTTCCATATCAACTTTTTTATCATCAAAAAAATCTGTCAATTTTTGATTATAAGGGTATGAATCTAAAGATCTTAATTCTAATCTTTCTTCAGGTGTTTTTTCCCTATATTTGTCAAACTTATTTTCTAAACTATCAATTTTATTTAATAATTGATCCATATTTTCAAGTTTAGAAGTTAAATCATCAAGTTTTGAAAAAATACCATCCATAAATTCATCTTGTTTGCTTTTAATTTCTTGTTGTGCGGTTACTAAATCAGTTATATCAATTTCTTCGGCTTCCCCTTCTTCACCTTCTTTCGCATCTGCACCCACTTCTTCAACATCAGGATCGTTTGAAACGTCTACAGGCTCAGGAACTTCTTCAGGACCTCCGGCCGGTGGAGCACCTGCATCGGTAGGTGGTGGAGCACCAGCATCCGCACCAGGAGGTGGTGGTGGAGCACCTGCATCAGGTGGTGGTGGAGCACCTGCATCAGGTGGAGGTGGTGGTGCAGCTTCATCCTGTTCTTTAATGATGTAACTATTTATTTCATTAAATCTTCTGATTTCTTCCAATATTTTTTTTTCTACATTCATTTTTTTATAATTAACCATTTAATAATGTTTTAACCCCTGTTGGTGTTTCAACTTTTAAAGTTCTATTTGTTTTTACTGTATTATCATACCTCTCTATCAACCCATCTTTCATTCTTATTGTATAACAATCTCCAGTATCTAAATCGCAAACTTCTTTATACCCATTTTCAGTTTGTTTTTCTGTTACCCTAGCATCCTTTCTAAGATAATCGTCTAAAAGTTTTTTTACGTTCATAATTTTTCTTTTTATATAAATATGTAGTTATTTGTAAAATTAGAAGAAAGTTTGCGCAATTTTAGAAACGGCAACGTATGAGTCGTATAGTTGTTGTGTTAAAACGCCATTATTTAAATTATTTATAACAAAATCTTTTATATTTGCAGCACTCACCGGTTGAACTCCTTCTGTGTTTTCATCAGCATCTAAAAACCCACTATCCCAAATAGCAATAACAAATTGAGCAACCGACTCATCAAATGATTCCGTATTATTACCGTTTAAATTATTTAATTCAGGAAGTAATAAAATCGGTTGAGATAAGTATGACGATGCAATTGCAATTGATTGACTTTGACCTGTAAATGAAAATAGTGGTTTTGGTGTATCTGAGTCATTTACACATATTAATTCATAAAATTCAGGTCTATTACCACTATTAACATTTATAGCATTTATTGAAAAATAGTTTTGGTTTAGTGGTTCTATTATACCTACACTTTCTGATTGGTTTATTGGTCTTGTTAATGCAATAGTGAATAAAACAATTTTTAAATTTTTATCAGAAACATTATCATTTAAAAGAATTTTTAAATCATCGTAAGTTAATGTTTTCTTTGATGTTTTAACAAAAGGGAATGTTTTATATTGATCGGCAACTTTTTGCTCACAAACGGTTTGATTTGATTGTGTGCCATCTTTTTCTAATTTTTGTTGTTCAGGATCTAAAAGTGATTCAAACACTTCAGGTTGTCCTTCAGTATTTTTCCTTTCCAATATTTTTTGTTTGTATTTTTGTAAATAATTAGCCTTAACATACGAACCTAAACTCTCAGGTTGTGGTAGTGCATATCTTGGCATACGTGACCCTTTGAATGTTGTATCAAATTTGTCAACTCCTATTGAATGTGAGACATTGAATATTAGATATGGACCATAAAATAATGGTACGTGTCTGAGATTAAAATACATCATTGGTTGTAACATCGCATTTCCCATACTTGACACTTCACACGTATATGATAATGATTTATAAAAAGAATAAAGAGATGCGGTTTGTTGTGTTATTCTATCACCACTAGCACCATTAGCCAAATTATCTCTAACCATGAAAGTTGCTGCAGTATTTTTTTTGTCTTGCATCCCAACATTTATTGACTTGAAAATATTTTGATTTCTTATACCAAAATCAACGTTGAACCCAACCACTTTATTTGATAATGATTTGTTTTGTTTTCCGTCTTGAACCCTATTTGGGTTTGAGGATGGTATTCTAAAATCATAGCTATCGTCACCATAAACCATAAATTTGTTATCTGTGGTTCTAGGTTTTTCGGATTCTTTACCAACATAAACACATAAAAATTTTGCACTTGAGTTAATGTAGTCTACATTTGTCCATGTACCAAATAAACTATTTGCCGGATCTATATCTATGGCTTGGGCATTTTTTGATGGGTTTTGTAACCCATAAAAATTTACGTAAGATGGTAAAGAAAAGAAAATCATATCACTACAAATTTTTAATATTCCACCAATTACAGAATATATATCTCTACCACCGTCAGATTTAAAAATGTCTCTGACTTTTTCCATATCTAATTGTATTTTATCTCCAACATCATTGTTTCCTGTATCATGAAAAAGAAAATCCTCAAATAATGTTTTAGATTTTAAATCACTTCCCGATACCCATTTGTCATTTAATGTTTGAAAAACATTATACAAAGATAGTTTTGTAGTGTCTCCTTCAACCGTTGCTCTAAAATTTTTGTTTTTTGTTTTTTGTTTTGGTAAATTTTTATTTAGATAACTAGAAACCTCTGTAAGGATATTATCATTAATTAAATTTTCACCGTCAATAAATGTTTTAAGTTGGTCAATAAAAGTTTCTTTATCGTAAGGTTGCCCATCTTTAATACTTTCTTGTTTTCTACTTGCAAAAATTTTAATTATAGGACTTAAAGTTTTTATATTATCCACACTAAACTTGATGTCCATATCAATAAAGAAATCTGTGATTGTTGATCCGCTATCAGCATATTCAACATATGGTAATGTGGAAAATCCAACATATTTTTCTAATGTTTTCCATTCATCATTAAAGTTCGCCCTACTTGTAATTAAATTAATTGTTTGTGTATTGCCAGGTAAAGTGTTACTAACATATGGTTCAAATTTTATAGGATCTACGGGTGTGTATCCGGGAGTATTTAAAACACTATTAAATAATTTTCTATCAAAATTTCCAGCATTTGCAATTTTTAAGACACAATTAAAATTCATAAAGTTTTTAACTCCTGTTGTGATATTAGATAATTGGGAAGTTGCTAATTGATATGCGTCTTGATTTTGTTCATTAATTAATGTGACATCATTGTCTCTAACAAAAAATACTTTTTTTAATTGTTCAAATAGTCGTCTTTCTTTAATTTTTTTAATTTTATTTGTATTAGTATATGATGGACTAACTTCTTCTTTTTCAAGGATTAATAAATCACTTGCACTAGGATTAGGTTTACAAAAACCTAAAAACGCCTTTTCAAATAAATCTAAAATTTCCGGTTTGAATACCGCAAAAATTTCTTCTATTGATTTTGGCATAAGTTCTTTACCTAAATTCAAATACTCATTGTATTTTGGTTTTGTAACTAAAGTATTGTCATAATAACCAAATTGAGGGGCTCCCCAAAAAGATCGTACAGATCCGTTATACATAGCCGGATTGTTTTGGATTTCTATCTTCAATTTGTTATTATCATCAAAACATTCAAGTACCGTTTGATTAATATTCAATCCTCCATTTGATGGGACTAATAAATGTGTTTTGTAATTTTTATCTATTAGAGGATCTTTATCAAAAGTTAAATATTGGAAATATGGGCTAATAATAATTGACCTGTTAATATTGTTACTGTCCCCATTAAAGTCCATGTAATAATTCGCATTAGTATTGTTACCTATTTTTAATTTACCGGTATCATATAAATTATCAAATTCTGTTTGATTATAAGTTGTAAATAAATCTTTTTTTGTGAAAAACCAATATACATCATTTATTAATTTAGGGTAAAATCCAGTTTTAAAAATTTCAATCCCCCCATAAAATGGTAATAACTTAATTTCAAAAGATTTATAATCCGTACTTCCTCCTGTGTAATTTTTTATTTTAAATTGTGTTTGTAAATCGTTAACAAAAGGATCATAATATTTTTTATAGTCAAAATCTTTCCATACATCATCTAATATATCCACTCCGTTAGTTTCTATAAATCGTTTATAACGATACCAAATTGATCCAAATTTTAAAACTATAGAATAGGGTATCTGATGTATAGATGAGAAATTTTTTAATGTTGACCCAAATGCGTCAAGTAACTCATCACTTTCAATGTCCACTAATGGGTCGGTCAAACCGGCTAAAGGTATTGAGTTAACATATAGATATCCAAGAGCCGCATATGGATTTTGATTTGTGTTGTTTGGGTCTTTTTCCATTTCAACACCGTTTAGTAACGCATTAATAAAATAAGGTGTGTTCAACAACGTACAACTTTGTACGTTATATCCAACATTTCCTGAATATAAACCACCATCAAGTTCTAATTTATTTACCGTAACGTAACTATCTATTTGTTCATTTTCTTCAAAAAAAGTTTTTAAAGTAATACGATTATTAACGGTTGTTGTTGTTTTTTTACTAACTAAGATTGGTGTGGTAAAGTTTTCAAATTGTGTTTTAGCGTAATCTTTAAAACATTTTATTTTTTTGTACTTCTCTGTTTGGTTTAATCTTGCTATGGTTTTTTTGTCATCAAGAAAAATAAATGTTTTATCTGTTTGGTTGAAGGACTCCCTATCAGTATATATTGTATTTTTATCTATAAAATTATTATCGGTATATGGTAAAACATCTAAAAAAGATTTTTCTGAAACTTCACTACTTCTTAAATATTCTTCAAAATTTTTAACTAAAGGAATTGTATTATCCAAACTTATAGATCTTGAACTTAGTGTGTCCATGTCATATAACCCATAATCTTTTTGTACCGCATTTAAAACATTTTCATTAACATAATTATCCCTTTCAAAGTCAGCCCAATTAACCCCAATTCCACCTGAATTAGATATTGCCCTTAATTCGTTTCTGAATGTTTGTAGATTATATTTTGTGTTTTTGAGTCTTTCAGTTAATCTAGGATTTGAAAGTGCAGAACTTATTATATTTTTTGCTTCAAGATCCGCAAGAAACTTATTTATTTGTTTTGTATTAAACGAACTTTTATATAATTTTGTATAGTGACTTAAAGCATAAAGTCTTTCATACATTTCATACATGAAAGAAACTTCTGAAGTATTTTCATATGGCTTTACATTAAATGGAAAATATAAAGTATTACAAGAACCATAATTTGCCAATTCTTTTTCATTGTTGTAAACATTCCTTCTTGGTTCTTTATTTTTCTTTGTTGATGCCGTTAAATAATCCTCTAAAAATTTTACTTCAGGCCAAACAGTATCATCAAAACCTTCTGTTTGATCTGCATATTTAGGGTCGCCAATATAGTGTATATTAAATTTATTATTTCCTTTATCGTCAATTTCTTCAACAAAATATGTTGGCCATGGGTAAACTAAGTTTATATTTTTTATTTCTTCTGAACTACCTTTAATAGTATTTTTTCCATCAACACTATAATTTTTATCTGGAGGTAAAATTGTTGATACCCTTCTAGGGTTATCTCTGAGATTCCATGCGTCGGTATGTGTTCTATCCATTAATATATAGAAAGTATCTAATCCGGCCATAAGAATTGCCATTATATTTCTAATTGTTGGTTGGTAACCTAAACCGCCGTCTTTAGAAAAAAACCTCAACGCTAAATCATCTGATATTTGTGTTTCAATTTCTTCTTCTCGTTTATCTATTTTTGTTCTTAACTGTTCAATCTTATCCAAAAACCCACCACTAACTAGTTTTCCACCACCAAAAGTTGATTCTCCATATTTTATAAGTGTCGGGAATGTTTCAATATCGTTCCCATTGATGTCCTTTATTAGTTCTTTTGTTAAGAAATCTTTGTTAATTTGGGATATAAATACATTAACTTGTTCGTCAGTTGGTGTGGTCCCGATTCTAATTGCCAATGTTTTTTTATAGTCTTCAAATGTTAGTTTATTATAATCAAAATTTTCAAATATTTCATCGTCAGTTATTGTTACAGGTATTTGGTTTTCTGCCTTCGCATCTTCACCAAAAGTGGCGTTTCTTCTAATATTATCCAAAGAATTATTTATCTCGGCTTTAATTGCTGATATTATATCTCTTCGTTTTTGAAAGTCTAATGTATTTTTGAAAGAATAAAAAATTTGTCCGTCAAAAAAAATGTAATTTGTTTTGTCTAAATAGGTATTTAAAACAACTTTGTATGCCCTGTCTTTTATTTCAAGTAAGTCTTTTCTAAACTGATCAATATCACTAAGTATGACAAAGTCCCCCTTTTCAATTTTGTCTTGCATTGAGGTCGTAAAACTATCGGCGTCTTCAATAAACTCATCTATAGTCAGATGTGGGAAATCCTGATCAATTAATCCTTTGGATTTGTATATCGTATAAACTTCATCTAATGTTTGAGACCCAATTGAAATTTCTTTACTGGATACAGTTGTATTCACAGAGTTTGATGGTGATGGGTTTTCTGTTTGAATAATTGCAGGAAACATTTTAGGTGCAGTTCTAGCATAATCTAATAAACTATCACTTAATAACCCAGAATTTTTACCTATCAACTCTAAGTCTATATTAAAATTACCAAGGGTATTATCAAAAGAAGCGTTGAATTTTGTTAAGTTCAAACTATATCTTATTGCTTTTCCGTAATACCCTTTTACTGTTAAATAAAATATTGGGTACGGTAAGTTAAAAAAGACTGAGTAAAGTGAGTTTTCACCTTGTTCAAAAAGTGTTCTTCCTTGTATGTCAACTAATTTTATTTTAACTGTCGGTACAAACATACCACCAGACTTACCTCCGGTTATGTCTATTGTAATACTTTCTATTCCCAACATTTGTGTATCCTCAAAATTAGATACTGTTCTTACATATCTTGTGGTACCATCTTTTTGTTGTATTTCAGTTTCTTTAGTCTGATTCGCACCTCCACCTTGTCTTGACCCTAAACCACTGACTTGATCGGCCCAACTAGTATCAAACACCTTTTTACCTAATGGTCTTAAAAAATTAATCTCATCACCCTTTTTATTGGGATCAAAATTTTTTTTACCTTCTAAACTTGCAATTTGTGTACTTACAACATCAGAATCCAAATCTAACCCAACGGCCAATTTAGTTCTTGGAACTACTTTTGTTTCTAAATTCACATAAAAAACTAAGTCTTCGTGTTCAACTAATCTATCAACGACCTCATCATTTACAACTATTTTGTTAGGGTCTATCAAAATTATGTTGTCGTAGTCAGTTTCTATGTATATTTTTTTTTGATTTAAACTATCTGCCATAATAAAAAATATAACTATCTATCGCACTTTTGTAGTCTTGTAATGCACTTATTAATGGATATGGTATTATTAAAATAGTACCATCAGGTATGTTACTCTCTAAACCCCCATATAAAGGGTTCGCAATCTGTATTAACCAACCAAAATATGGTGAACCATATTTTTCATAACTTATTTTATCTAGTCTTGACTGTCCGGACCTGTATATATATTTTTGGTCTGAAGTTCTTGACCCAATATTAATAAAAGGAACAACTGTCTGTTGTCCATTAAGTAAAAATTTGCTATATCTTCTATAAAAGTCCATATTTAATTGAGTGTTTTTTTCAAGTTAAAGAACTCACCAGGAATGTCAACAGATGACCAAACATCTTTTAAGTTCTGATCGTATGGTGGTAATGTTGGGTTTTGTTTTTCATAGTCCATAACCCTTTCTTTTTGTTCATTGTAAGGCTTGTATTGATTGTTTGATAAAAATGTTGAAATGAATTCGTCTTTAAATTTTTGAAATAATTTATTCGTTTCTGTTTTTGATCTTTCAAAATCTTGATATAGCCCTTCGTTTCTTTTTGTGGTCGTCCCATTATCTGTGTTATATACAAATCCTAAGTTTGAATATAAAAATACCCTCCATGGGTCTCTAAAAGTTTCAGTCTCAGGATTAAAACTATCAGCACTACTTGGTATTGCGGAAACAACGTCCTCTACAAATTTTTTGTAGTCGTCAAGTATTTGTTTACCCATTGTCATAAAAAACACATTTATTTCTTTTTGTACCGTTTCGTATCCTTTTTTTGTTTCTAAATCAGGTCTTAAATACATTTCAAAAAGATAATCTGTATTGAACGTGTACGGATCTCCTGAAGGTATTATTTTGTATTCATCTAATTTTTGGTTATATAAATTTAAATCATTACCAACCTTTAAATAATCATAAACAAGTTCATCAAAAGTATTTGTTAAACCTAAAGAAAGTGATTCGGGATCTAAATATCCGGTGGTTCCTGATATATTATACGCAACCACACCACCTCTTTTGTTTATATATCCATCAACTTTATCACATACGTAATTTAATTCGTCAGTAATTTGAATTAATTTTAATTCATTATCAACAACATTTCTTTGTGCACTTGATATAGTATCTATTAAAGAGAAATATTTTTCTTCAATTAGTTCTTTTAGTTTTCTTTTAATTTTTCTTTTTTCGTCCTTGTCAAAGTTTTTATTAGCAAGACCACCTAAGATTGGGGATGTTTCATTTTCAACATCTGATTTAGCTTGGTCTACCACTTTTCTTATTGTTTGGAAAAAAGAATTTGTTTTTCCAAAAATATTAACTTTATTATTTGTACTACCACTCAACCAATTGAAAAGTCCTTGAGTGTATTTTCTATCATTATTATATATAATAATTCCACCGATTAACGCTTCTTCATTTATTTTTTCAAAATTACTAAGAATTGTGTCAAAATAACTTTTTGTTATATTTGATAATTCGTTCATTTTTGTTTTATATTGAATGGTACCGGTAACCGCACTTGTAGTAACATCTAAGAAATTAGATAAAATAGTACCTATTGTATTTCCAGCATTGTTTTCTTTTTTGTCTTTAACTGTCAATATGCCATATTCATCTTTAATCCCGTCCAATACCTCTGCAGTTATCTCATCAGCAACAGGTTCGGTCTCCGTCGCTCTTTCATCATACATTTCTGTGTTTGCATAATAATTGAAACTCAATGCATTTTGTATTTGTGCCACAGGTTTAGCCAAACCGTGACCACCAATAAATTTTAATGACAACGTTACATCCGCAATCATAGGTTGTACACCAATACCTTCAGGATTCAAATCAAATTTAGCATCATCATATTTTAATTGTACAGAATCTATAATTGCTTTAGTGTGGTAAAAATCTCCAACTCTGATAACAACTATTGGTGGTGTACCAAAAGCACTATTGAATACGTCATTATATTCTAAGCTTGTTTGATTTATTCCTGTGGCCTTTGCAGTTGGGATAGTGTCTCCCGGTCTTGTACATTGGTGTAAAAACGTTAGTCTAGAGTTTAAACCTTCGGGGGTTATTGAATGAAATGTTGGTTGAAAATTTTTAATTTTACTTTTAATCCCGTCAAAAACCATAGGTTGTTGTTCTTGTAACATATCAAAATAATCACATTCACTTAACAAACGTCTTAATAATTTTTTTGTTAATCCTTTAAGTCTAGGATCTGCAGATGCAACAGATATTTGTCTATCTACAATTTTATATTGGGGTGTTGGGTTATCTGTAGTGTTATCAGAACCCGCATCAGGATTAGGTCCTGAACTTTCCAAATCAACTTTTTCTTTATCAGGAACAGGTACAGTTTTATTTTCTTCAGGTTTTATCTCTGGCGGTGTTACTTTAACTTCAGTTATTGTGGTTCTTCTACACAACATAGCCTGAACTGAAGAATACCCTTCTTTTTGACTACTAGGGAATGGTTTAGCGCAACTTATATTTGAATACTTTTCTGTTTTTAGAATTGATTGTTTTCCTTCAAAAACTTTATTTATGGTTAATTCTTTTTCGTAATATTTTTTTAATGTTCCGTCACTAGTTGGAAATTTTAAAATGGTCTGTAATACCGCATCATATCTTCTTTGTGATAATAAATCATTATAAGAATCATCACCATTTGCATTTGCGGAAGCAACAATACTAAATTCAACTTTAGATCCCGAGTCAAGAGCAGACGCCACTTTTTTAAGAAATTCATCAAAGTTACTTTTTTGTTGTTTTATATCTACGTACAAATTATCTAATGAACTTTTTTTGAATATAATGTATTCTGTTGCCAAGTTTTTTTGATCAATTTTTGGATTTGTTGTTTGTTTTGTGTTTAAAGCTTCAACTTCCTCAACTGTTTTATATTTAACGTAATTACCGGGTTTACCGTAATCGTTTCTTGTTGTTTGAAATTTTAAATAATATCCATCGGGGTAACTAGGGATATTTGAAACTTCTTTTTTATATGATGTTTCGTTTGAAATGAATTTATTATAAAGTGTTTCATAATCACTTTCACTAAGGGTACTACTTTTTGCCTTATCAGGGTCTAAGGTTGTTCTTTCAAAAGGAACTGATTGATCAAAGAATAAAATTATTTCTTCAAATTTACCTCCCTTTTCTGATTCTTTTTTTATTTCTTCGTTTGCGGTATTAATATCTTGTGATTTATTTTCATTACTTACTGTTTCTATATTAGTTTCAACTTCTTTTTCTTCAGTAACTTTTTCTTTAGGTAATTCATTTGTAACTTGTTGTAGTTCTCTTATTGTTCTAAGAGATGTTGTTGCCTCAAATATGTCACTCAAACTAAATTGTCTATATTTTTTTAACAAGTCTATTGGGTCATATTTTAAACATCCAGCAAAAAATGAATCTATAATTTTAGTGGCATCACTGCTCGTTTCTTTTTCTAACTCTTTTTTTACAATTATATTCATTATTGAAGGGTGGTCAACAACAATTTTAAAAGACAAACTACCGGTTCTTTCAGTACTTTTGTAAACATAAAGTGGTTCTGGTCTACCTAAAAATCTGATTGGTTCCCATTGTGCTTGTGACGTATCGTTAAAAGTTAAGTCATACGGTGGAAACCACATTATTCTTCCTCCATTTGGCCCAATCTCACAAGCAGGTAAATCATCAACAGTAAATCCTTGTCTATTTGAACTTCTCCAAGCTAAGTTTTCTATTGAAAACATGTATTTTTTTGCTCCGATTTTACCTTGATCGTTTAACCCTATGTTAGTAGAATTAAGTCCGTTTTGTGAACCCATAGGGGCAATATTTAAATTATATGTTTTATCTAAAACAGAGTTATTAAACTTTCTAATATTACCGTCTTTTTTCTGAAGTTCATTAAACGTGTAGTATGGTCTATCTTTAGTGAATAGTCTACAATACTCGTACCCTTTTATTGTTGCCGTTTTATCTACGGAGTTTGGTGTAGTATAACGAATAACTTTAGAACCTTTGGTCATTTCTAATAACCCGTCTTTGAATACTTTTGAGACTTGGTTTATCGCATTTCCAACATGTTCAGACCTTCTTGATGAATTATTTGCTGCCTGTACTAACTTTTGTGTAACATCAAGTAGAGAACCTTCAGTTAAATCAAAATCTGATGATTTTGTTTTATTGTATTCAGGACCAAATGACGATCTTTCAAAAACAGTATCTGTACCTGCATTATTAATTTGAAGATTACCTGGACCTACAAATTTACCCGGTTGATATATATTATTATCAGCAACCCAAGTAAATCCACCTTGTATACCGACACTATCATAAAAAGGTTTAGAATAAGTCCCAAAAAGAATATCTGTAACTTTTTGTCCTTCATATTCTTTAGAGATTTCACTATAACTAAAAACAGGACCTACATTAGCTTTACCGTTTTTCCATTTTGCCAAATCCGTTTTTGGACTAACCGCATCTCTTATGAAGTTTTTATTACTACCAATATAATAGTTACCTTGTGGAGCTAACAAATTAGGATTTCTTAGTGATGTTAAAAGGTAATTTGGTCTATAAAAGTTATAAAATAATTGGTCAAAAAGTAATCCTCTTACCGCATCTGATGTATTTGATAAAAATAATTCTGAAGAAGTATCAATTAGTGGTGAAGCGATTTTATTTACTAAATTATTTAATAAATTATTTACCGAACCAATAGGGTTGTCTTGTATTTGACTAATAAAATTTCTATTTGGGTAATCAAAGTATTCTCCTGGAATAATTGAATATGGGGAGTACAACCCTGAAAGTCTAGCGGTAAAACTCAATGCACCGGGAGTGTCAATTAATGGTTGAGTTATTTTAAAATCCCTTTGTATTATTGGTAAATTATTAGATAAAACACCTAAAGCATCAAATGGGTTAAGATTTGGTTTAACAGAAATACCTCCACTATCCGGTGAAATTGATGAATTACTTAATGTTGATCTTCCTAATGTTTGTTGTAATAATTCAAATGCAACTCTAGCCTTAAATTCTTTTTGTAATTGTTTAGCTGCAATTTGTGCCAATGTTGAATCTTGACTTAATTTACCGTCACTTCCATTTATATTTTCAACATTATCTGTTGTTAAAATACTAACAGGTAAATAATCTGAGGGTATAAATGCAAATGTACTATCACTTAATCTATAAGGACTATTAATTGTTTCATTAATGTATGTTACCTCTTCGGGAGTCGTAAACGTACCTTCACCACTATTGTATTTATTTTTTGCATAATAAAATGTTTGCGATTCTTCAGTTGTTTTTCCAACAAAAGAACCATATAAATATTCACCTTTATTAGGTTTTTGTTCAACATTATCGTTTGGTGTTGCTTCTACCGGATTAAATGGTTGGAAGGTATTATTTAATAATATTGTTAGACTTTGTTCGCCAAATATTTCTAAAGGACTATTATCACCTGAACTTTCTGTTGGAAGGTATTCCCCAAAATTTGTTTGCGTTTGTTGGTCTTTGTTAATATCAACCGTACTCCCATAAGAGCGACCTCCTTTAGTGGCTGGTCCGTATTTGTTTTTAACATATTGAAAAACTTCTTGTCTTTGTCCAACAGTTTCTAATTCACTTCCTTCAGCATCTTTTTGATTTTTATATTCACCAGTATTAATACCAAAAGTTTTTATTTCAAAAACAACCGTATCACCATACTGTCCTCCACCTTTTTCAGGTCCATATTTATTTAATACTCTTAAAAATTTTTCTAGTTCGTTTCCTTTCTTTTCTAATCCGTTATTAATGGTATCGGAATAACCGTAGTTTCCTTCATTTGCCTTTTTTTGAAAGTTCACATTTGGGGTTACGGTAGTTTTACTTTGTTGACCTTCAGGTCCGTACTGATTTTGTACAACTAACTCTTTTTCTTTTGTTTTACCAAATATTTCTAAAAATGATTTTTCAGTTTTAGGATACCCATAAAATCCTAAGTTTGTTTGTGTCGTTTTATTTAAATTAATATTTACTATTTCGCCAAAACTACCCGATTGTGGTGTATATTTATTTTGACCAATTAAATTTGGTTCAATTATTTTTGAAGTTATGTCTAATGGTGTAGAATCAATAACTGAATAATCATTTATAAAAAAATCTTTATTAGTTATTATGTCTGTAGGACTATAAAATCCGTCAACTCTGTATGGTTTCAGATTTTTTAATAATAATTTTTTTCTGAAATTTTCAGTAGAATCAAATGATAGTGGACTTTCCATCTAATGTTTTATCTATAAATAGGTAGTGTAGTATTTTTTTACATCATTTGACCTTTTTCAACACTAATATTACTCTTGTTTTGAATAATATTTATAACTCTACTTTTTAACTCTTCAGTAAAGGATCTATCTTTCATTAAAGCATCGGATAACGTTCCGTTTGAATTAACGTTTATATTAATATTAATATCTCCAGATGCAACAACTTTTTGTACCACTTCGGAAGACTGTGGTTTTTGATTGGGTATTGACTCTGCCATCATTTTTATAGCATTAGATTCAATACCTGTTTCATTACTGGGTTCTGATGACATCATTTCTTTTATTTTGAAATTACTATTGTATGAATTTTTTAATATATCCATATTTTTTAAAAGATCGGGAGCAAACATCGCTTCGTCATCCTTAATAAAATTAAACATCTGACCTTTACCCATACTTAATACTTTTTTTCCTGTTGAGAAAGTAGCATCTTCTTCTTCCTTCATCTCATCGCCACTTGTTGTTCCATTTGTCATATCTTCATCTGTGTATGTTTCTCCTCCTTTTCCTTGACCTACTTTTGTCGCATCCTTATCAATTTGGTTTTCAAGATTTTTCCAATCTTTATCCGCCTTTTTTTCTTGATTTGAGATTCTTTGTTGTGCTTTATCGTTACTTTTACCTATAATATCAATACCTTTTTCTAAATTATTTGCAATTGTATTTCTTTGGTCTTCGGTTAAGTTTCTTAATAATATATCTCTTATTGCTCTTGCATCGGCATTTAAACTTTCTTGCAGACCCAAACCTTTTGATGCAATATCTTTTTCTGATAATTCAGCAGTTTTTTGGTATTTTTCTAAAGCCGCTTGAATTTCGTTGGGGCTGTCTTTCATCGCAGCTTCCAAATCATCAATTGGTGCAGATAAACCAGGTATATCTAAAGTCATTTTACCACCTTTAAATTCTGTAAGTGACGCTAATAAATCTTTTTGTTCTTGAGGCATACCATCGCCAAATGAAGTATCAGAAAGTGCATCCATAACTTCTTTAGCCTTTTTGGCTTCTTTACCCATTTTAACATATTCTTCATATGTAACACCAAGAGCGGTAGCTTGTTCTCTCAATCTTTGTCTTGATAGGGGGTCAATTTCAATTTTTCCTGTTTCTTTATTTACATTATACGCATTTGCAGATAAATCTATAAGTTGGTTTTGTAGCTCTTCAACATCATTCATTCCCATATTCATTAATTTGAATGGGCTACCTAAATCACCAATTGCTCCACCTAACATTTGTAAATTAGACGCAACCTCTATTGCCTTTTCAGGATTTAAAAGATCGTCAGCAAGTTTCATCGCACCTATTTTATCAATATCTGTTCTTAATATTTTTGCTTGTGTTGACATTTTAGCCAAACCTTCTATTCCATTTTTAAAACCATACGCATCTAATTTTGAAATATAACCTTGCACCTCATTTAATACGGATTTACTGTCAGCACCTGAAACCCTTGCAATTTTACTAATTTTTTGCATGGATTCAATACTTTTAATTTGTGAACCTTCAAACCTCATATACTCAGCAGTCATTTTACCTAATTCTTTAGATTGGATACCTGTGGATCTTTCCATTGCAAATAACGCTTCTCCAAATTTTTCACCACTACTTGTGGCTTGATTTGACATAAAAACTACTTTATTCATCCCTTCGGCAAATCCAGCAACCGCTTCTGTTATATCTTTAAATGTACCCCCTAACTTAACTACACCTTCATATGATTCAAATAATTGTTCTCTAAATTTGTTAGATTCTAAAACCATCCCACTATTCATAGTCCTTGATAAAGACCTGGCAGAATCTTCCATTGACGTTATTGATTCTTGTAGATAATTGGGACTACCTAATTTTTCAATAGCGGCATCTATTTTAGCGGTAATATCATTTAATTTTGTTCCAGTTTGGTCAAACTCATTTAAAGTACCGTCAGAAGTAAATAACATCATAAACTTTTATATATAAATAGACATTTATTATTTTTTCTCAAATTCCTTCATTAGTTTGTCTACAAAATATTTTCTTTGGAATGTTGGCATAGTAATTAAATCACCATAGGAAAACCCCGCATGTTTAATTAAAAAATAAATTTCGTCTAAAAGGTATTTTTGGTAATTAGAAGAAAGGGCGAAAAAATTCAACCCCAAAAGAGACATTAACTGTCACTTCTTCTCCAGACGGGGCTATTACTTTTCTGTTTAGGTCTAATTTTGGTTCACATTCATTAATGAATTTTCTTAGACTTTTGGAATCAACTATTGGCATGTTAGTTATAAAAGTTGCAATTTTTCCCTTGTCTCTTGTTCCTTCTAGTTCTACAATTTGTGTTTCTAGTCTTTTAGTGATAATAGGTGTTATCATACCTTTTGGGTAGCTATTCATTATAGAATCAAGCATTTTATCATCACCTATAGTTAATAGCTTAACTTTAATATTTTTTTGTGATTTAGGTAATGTAAATGAAAACAATCCTTCAGAATCCGGTTGGTGTTTCATTGGTAAATAATTTACCTCATCAATTAAAAGGGTAACGTCAAAATATTTATCAGTTCTAGGATCTAAAACACTGATATTGTATTCAGGACCGAAAGAAGTGTTTCTTAAAAATAAAAGAATTGCTTGTGCATCAACATTTAATAATTGTTCTATATTAAACCCAGGCTCATAAACCTTACTTCTTAATAATGAATTTACTATGCCATCTTTTCCATAATTTTGGGACATCAATAAATTTTCATCACTTGCGGTAAGATACCCCACTTTTAGTGATTCTTTTTTTGATGCGTAAAAGATTCCTTTTGACGGTAATTTTACCACATCATGTGGTAGATTAAAATTCATTTGCCCATATTCTGCTGCTTCATCCATAGTTTTTTATTTAAAAAATAATTAACTATTATTTTATGTAAATAAAAAACCCACCTTATAAAGATGGGTTCTTGATTTTTTATGATATTTTTTTTTAGTAAACTAATATACATCTGTCAGGTTGTAATGTCATGTCAACCATAGCCAAATCATCACCACCATAACCAACATCACCAAAAGATGCTTTTGTAATTAGACACCCTTGAAGAATCCATTTTTCAACTGCAACTCCTGTTGGGTCTAACATTTCTAAATCAATGTCTTTTTTGTAACCCGCAGCATAACCCATACGACCTGTTACAGATTCAGCATGTAAACGAACCCATTCCATTACCGCTTGTGCGGCTGAAGGACCAATAGGGTCTCTTAACTTAACCGTAATTTCGTCCCAGTTAAACTGACCTGAAACATATGTTTGTGTGTTAAGGAATTTTATTTCTTTTTTTCCAATAGTTATTGACGGTCTAGATGCACTTTCCACGTACCAAGAGTTGATACCCAAAGATGAAGGAAACGTCAATATAAACCTGTTCTTTCTTTTTGGTTCATACTGAAAAGGCATTTTCATTAGTAAATCAGCCATGTTTTCTCTTTTTTAATTGTTTTATTTATTATATAAATATTGTGTTGTTTATTTTTTTTCTATTTACTTTTTTTCATTTTGAAAATATCTTTATATTAATTCCGGTTTTAAAACTCTTTTTTAATATTTCCTTTAGTTAAATATGTTTTTACTGGACTTTCTTCATATTCACTAGATAAAAATTCTTTCATTTTTTCAATATTTCTTGGGTCGTCATCAGAAAACCCAATAGAAGGTATAAGTTCCTGATTATTAACATCATTTTTAAAGAAAGCCTTTTCACCTATTTCTTTTGCCAATTCTTTACAATAAGTAATAAAAGTTCTCATCGCTTTGATTTTCCCTTCTTCGGGGTTCGCAGCACTCCCCTCCCCAAAAGTAACGGGGTGAAATTTACACAATTCTAAATATTCATCAATTAAATCCTTATCAGTAAAATTTAAATCAATACTCTCCTCAATATTCTTTTCGGATTCTAAATTTCTATATTTTTTTAAGTTCTCCACTAAAGTATTCTTATTAATACCATTGTGATTAGAAACTATATAATTGTAAGTCGCCTCTTTTAATGTTTCAGGATTATGACCTCTAGCGGTAATTATAGCAAAAATAGAACCACCATTTATACACTCAACAAAATCATTCCATGAAGGGCCAGGTGATGCCATCATTGAGTCTATAATAAATCTTTTATCTCCTTCTATTCTAAAATTTCTAAAAGGGTTTGAAGCGTATCCGACAACAGTTGTTCCTTTATAATTAAAAGGTTCTACACCTAGTTGGTGTCTATGTTCCGCAAAATCCTCAGTAGACATTCCAACCTCCTCTTCGTTTTCAGTCATCACCATAATTTGTGTTGGCATAAAAACAATGTTGTCGTCCCAATCAAACGCATAGTATTTTGTGTCAGGATTTCCTTCATCGTCAAATCCCTCATTCAATCTACGTCTGTTTAAAAAATTGTATACGTGTTTTTTAATATTCATTTTTTGTTAATAATTTCTAAAATTTTTTCTAATTGACTTTCAGTAATTACAATATTCTGTTTTTTTTGAGAATATGTTTTGTAACTTGGTAAATCGTTACCTACTGATTCTTTGATTAATTTTTTTTTGATTTTCATAATTTTTTATTTTATAAATATATAATGGGGAATATTTCTATCCCCCACTAATTTTATTTTTTATTATACATCATCAAAAGATGCTCCTGTTGGTGTGATAACAAACTCGATGTCAATGTATTCTAACGCTCTTGTTGGTTTCAAGAAGATTTTACCTGTAAGGGTGTTTGAATCTAAATCTTCAGGTGTGTTAGAAACCGTAACTCTAAAGTCAATTAGACCTCTATCTCTTCTGATTGAATCTAAAATCGGGTTAACTGAATCTAAGAATTGTTGTCTTACTTTATCATCATTTTGTTCAAACAATAATCTAACCGCCACAGCTGAAATTAACTTACGAGCTTGTAGTAATAATCTTCTTACGTTGATTCTATCAAGTGCAGACTCTCTAACTTGTAATGTTTTGTTACCCCAAATTACTGTACCTACATCTGAGAAAGTGGCGATCGGGTTAATTCTACCTTTGTAAAGAGTATCCCTATCTTCTTGAGTTAATTTTTTACGAGCTCTAATTGCGTTTACCAAACCTCTTGTATAACCTGCTGACGCAAACCAAGGGAACGCAATGTTATCGGTTAATGCCAAATTTTTAGTTACTTCTGCGGTTACAGGGATATAGATTTGAGTGTTATTAACAGTATCTCTTGTTAATACCCATGGATAGTATGTTGCGGTATAGTTAGAATCAATTCCTGTACTTTCTAAATTATCAACAACCTCTTGAGGGTAAATTAAACCTTCTTCAATATCTTGGTAAGAAGGTAAGAATAGGTTAAAGTCTGGTGTTGTACAAATATAAATTGAATCCGCTCTATCGGTTTCAACCATATCAATAGCATCCTCAACTAAATTTGAGTTATTAACATAATCAATACCAGGTGTTGTGAATACATTTATGTTTGTTGATTCAGGATTAGCAAAAGTATCTTGACCCCATTTGTAAGCGTAGTAATCAGTATTTGCCCAAGTCTCTTGATTTGGTCCTGAGATTTGTTTAAATGCTCCCCATCCTGATGCCGTTGGGAAACTTACTGAAGACGCTGCTCCGTATTTAAATCCAGCCTGACCTAAAGCGAATGTATCACCATTAGTTCTATATTCTCTATAGATATCCCATCCGTCAAATCCACCGTAAGCTAATACTGTAAATTTACGAGTATTTAATCTGAAATATGGATTATCCGAATCTAAAGGTTCACTATTAAACGACCCAGCACCAACTTCAAACGCTTGTGTGTATGCTGATGTTAATACATTATACATTGTAACAACAGTCGCCCCACTATCCATGTGGAAACCTTTTGTTTTATAACCCCAACCAAGACCTACTGTATCGGTAGCTAAGTTTGCTGGAATTTGTTTTCCTTTGTATTCGAAGAAATCGTAATCGATTCCGGTAATATTTGATATACCTAAATATGCCTTTCTTGGATTTTCGCCGTTAGAAATAACAGGATTGTCTCCACCTGAAGACGACCCAAAAGGAGGGTTATATATTACTTCACCTGCCTGTAAGTATTTAGTTTTGTAGATAACAAATGGTGGTGTTGAGTTTGCATATTCTCTAGAGACATAACCTTCAAAACCACAAGCGACTGCATCTGTCGGTGCTTCGTCACTCATCTCTAACATTACGTATTTAGACTTAACTTCATACTCACCATTAGATGTACCAATTTTATTAGCAACATAGTTATTTTGACTAGGATCCATTGAACAATTTGTAAAACTTTCAACTACCCTTACATTTTGGTCGTTATCATAAAAATCTCTAATGAATACATCAAAAGTTCTATTTGAGAATGAAATATTACCAATAGACATTTTAACTAATCTATTTGCTGCGTTACCATCAGAAATAAGTTTGAATTTAAATAATTTAAAAACTTTACTACCTCTTAATTCTGAAACAATATATGGAGTCTCAGGTGTTTGGTATTGTTCTAAATAAAATGCGATTGAGTCACTATAATCTTGTATATTTGAGTCATCAGTAACACCTGGAAGTGATATTAATGAATTATATATACCTCTAATTTTCCCGTTTCTATAACCATTAAGTAATAAACTTGAGTAAACTTCCTCAACAAATAAAGGAACTTCATTTCTATCTTTACCAAAATTACTTCTTCCAAAAACTTTGGAGATGTATTCTGAGTCTGTTGAAGATAAAGAAGTTTCAAAACTAAAGTTTTGAGAATCATTTGTTATACCTGAAATAACAAAAGTTTCAAATGGATTTAGTGACACTCCCGAATAAGATCCTGTTGTGATGATATTAACGCCAGTAGTTGCACTTACTTCAAAATTAGGACCATGTTGTGTACTAGAATAATTTGTAATACCTCTTGATCTTAATGTTGCAACAACTAAATCATCATAATCACTATATGGTGTTCCTGAATAAGTAGTCCCATAAATAGCGACAGATCCTGAATACCCTAAAGCCACGTTTGAAATTGTGTTTAATGATGCCCCAAATCCATATCCATTGTAACTACCAACACTTTGTGATTTTGTATAATCAAACAATGCGTAGTACCAAGGATCGTTTAAATAAGAGCTTAAATCATTATTTGCAAAAATAACATTGTCAACACCGAACGTTTCAGTAACTGCGGTAGTGTTAAATGGTGATCCTGTAACTGCTGCATATGTTGTAGAATCAACTGAACCCCAAAAATAAGATGTTTTTCCTGATAACGGTGATGCTGTTGCAAATAAACCAACTTGTGCTGAAATATAATTTTGAAAATCTAAATATAGACTTGAACTATCACCATTTGCTGTAGTATATTGGTTATAAAAATCTGCAGATATTAATGATGGTAACGAAGGTAGTATTGTTATATTAGTACTTGAACCTGTAGTACCTGTAAAATATACATAACCAATAGGTGTTGGAGACGACCCTGTTACACCAATAGTTGTACTATCTAAATTACCTATTGTAACAATAGACCAAGATGGCCCTGCGTCATAACCTGATAAACCTAATATTCTTGTAACAAATAATTGATTTGATTGTTGTAAATATGATTTTGCAATATACGAAGTTTCATATTTAGGGATTTGTGTGTTTACGAATTTCTCTGGACTTGTTCCACCGAAATAAACTTGATACTCGTCAAAGTTAGTGATAAATATAGGTTCAAATGCTGGACCCTGTAAGGTCTCACCAACTAAACCTAATGTTGTTACACCAACACTTTGAGCAACGAAAGTTAAGTCTCTTTCTGAGGTATAAACACCTGGAGAAACGAATACTTTTGTACTAGATGCCATTTTTTTAGTTAATTAAAGATTTATTTTTATATATAAATACATTAATTCTAAGCAAAAAACAGACCTAAAAAATAATAAATAGATAGTAGTATGAAAAAATTCTACCTTTTTTCTACCTATTAAAATATTTATTAATATGAAAAAAATTAAAAATATAAAGATTTCTGAAGAAACACATTTATTATTAAAAAATTACTGTGAAGAAAATGGTTTAAAACTTTATAAATTTTTAGAAAATTTAATAATTAAAACTTGTACTAAAGAAAAAGACATTTATGGTGAATAGCTAAACTAAAACTGCATTAGTTTTTATGATTGAATTCTGAGTTATGTCATCTTTATAAACTATAATTTTTAAAGTATCCCCATTGTTAATTTGTATTACTTGCACATTGTCTCCTAAATAATTATTATTAATAAAAACAGAATAACTTGAAGCGCAAGATGATCCCTCATTAAATGTACCTCCAGTTGTATTACTAAAAGATGGTAAGGTTGAGGATTTAACGCAAATATTACCTGAGTCACCAATATTTGTAGATATTGTGGTCGTTGCTCCGCTACAGTTAATATAGGTCAATGTATTATTTGTTATTGACGAATAAGTGGTTTCATAACAATTGATTAAATTAGTTGTTTCGTTAATTGTTATGTCTGCAGTATATCTAAAAACTTCATTCAATTGAGTAACTCCCGAAACAAATAATAAATCTAAATCAAAACTGTCGGGTCTTGCTGGTTCTATTTCAACTCTACGACCTCTTTTTTTATTATCAAACTCAAATAGTGTAACTTGTCTTGTAATTGCTGGTGACACTTGAAATTCTTCTTCATCTATTAACATACCCTTTAATGTTATTTTATAACTTTGAATGTAATACTTTCTTTTTTCTATTTCTTTGGCTGATTCATCAGTCGGGTCTTCTAAGGTCATTTGCATAAAGTGACCTTTTATTTGTGTATACGCTTGTTTAGAGGTAAATTTTTGCATCATTATTTTGTTGAACTCATTTACCTCTCTCATTCTATTACAAAAAATCTTAACTGTATAGGTAATATCAACAGGAACCGGTTGAGGTATTTTATATACGTCAGCGCCTTTTCTTTGCCCATCCCAAGTAGGGACCGTATAATAAAAAAATCTTAATCTCTCAGGTATATTATAAGCACCATTATTAATTTTACCGTATTTAACTTCGGGTTGTCTTACAGTTATAATAAACGGTAAAGAAACGTTTTTATCTAAATCTTGAAACTCCCAAGTCTCTGTAAATTGAGTCCAACTTTGTGTTGTAATTATTTTATCGACAGTAGGGACCGTTTTACCATCGACCACTAATTTTAAATCATTTTTAACAAAATCTAACACACCTTTATCCATGTCGGCATGTAATACTCCTTTTGGTAGAAAAGTTCCACCATCCGTAATATCATCCAACATTTGTTGTCTTCTTTCTTTTCCAACTTTGGTTGGTATTAAAGGAAGGTGTTTTTTGTTTTGTTTTGGTAATGCCATTTTTATAAACCGTTAAATTCGTCGTTAGTTACAGGAGATGCAATTATTGTTCTATAATATTTTTTATATCCACCGTATGTGTGTTTCATATCTGATGTGACCCTACCGTCATTTACCACTGAATAATATCTTACCCTATCTTCAGTTTCATAATAAGCCAAATAATCACCTAAAGATATTTCAATAGCCAATTGATCCAACTGAGATTGATATACACTAAAAGTCATGTTACCCGGTTCAAGTTGAGAAAGTTTAGATGATCCATAATCTGAATTGGTTGGAGCATCAATTTTAACTAATCCTTTTACCTCGATAGGTGCTAAAAATTGAATCCCCTCACTCATGGCTTCACCATAAACATCATCATTATTTGTTCTTTGTCTATCAACTCTATATAAAACAACGGTGAAATTCATATCACCCATTTGCCATTCCATACCCATCTCAATTTCTAAATTGAAATCTTCTTCAGAAAAAAATTTATTTAATCTTGTTATTGGTACTCTTTTTTGTGTCATATATATATAAATACTATTAAAACAAAAAACCCCACTCTTTAGAAATGGGGACGAGAATAAAAATACTTTTTTAAAATTATTCAAATATTTTATAGTTAAAATCAGTGTCTTTAAAATTTACACTTAACCATATGCAATTATTTTCTTTGGTGTCGTCATAATAGCAAATACTTAATACTGACTTTTGTTTTGTTTCACATTTTAGTATCTTAATTTTTTCGTCGTTATAAACTTCCTCAATTATTTTATAAATAACATAAGAATTTTTAGGATAACTAGTCGAAAAAATTACATCCTTATCATTTATTTCAATAATAAATGAAGTATCTATATTTTTTTTTAATTTAGTGTTTTTGGTTTCGTTATATTCTATAACCTCAAGTTCTTTAGGTTGTAAAATTATATTAATTTGTGAGTGTAAATTTAATAAATTAAAAAATAAAAATAAAATTAAAATAAGATTTTTCATGTTTTTGGATTGTATATACGACAAAGATATAAAAAAAAATTAATATTTTTCTTTTTTTGTCTCACAATCCATCTCATAAGTTACAAATTTTTTTCCTTGGTAAGTTAAGATATTAAAACACCTATCCTTTAATGGAATATCCCCACCTAGGCAAGTTCCTATACTTTTACTATTACCATTATCGTAGTCAATTTTAGGTTCAGAAATAAATTTTATAATAACATTATTATTTTCATCAAAACCGTAGTCTTCAAAACTAGATGGGTCAACCAAACCATGTCCCCCCTCACATTTTTCATAATATACGGGGGTTTCAATATTAGACTGTTCTGAAATTATAACTCCCCTTTTATAACCAAAAAGGTATTTAATTTTATTAATTTCGGATAAAATCATTTTTATGCTATTTTATATGTCGTACTTTCACTAAATTTACAATAAGTAGGGCAATTACCTTCATCTTTATACATCATAAAAACGCTATCATCAATTGATATTATTTTACCACCTATCGTTTTAGCCTTTTCCACATCCTTACAATCAGGTCTTCCAGATGTTGTTGGTTTTTTACAACCTTCAGTTTCGTCCTCTTTAATAACTCGTCTTATTATTCTTGTTAAATCGCTTTCAGTTAATCTTATTGATCTCATATTTATATTTTTTTATTTTTATTTTTACATATAAATATATTGTTAAAAAAAAAAA